TTGCAAAGCGTATGACTGAGGAGATTGAGGTAGAGGCTCGCAAAATCTGTCAGGGCAAACTACAAATCTCACAGGTCAGTACAAAGTATGGCGAGGGCTACTCCATCACTATCAAAGCAGATGGCATCGAGATGGGTCAGAACGGCATCAACCTAGCATCACGATATGCGCAGGATTTTCGCATGACTGCATGGAGATATGACATGACAGATGCAGACCTCGGCAAAGAGGCACTTATCAACGGCAAGACGATGTACCTCGCAGGTGTAGAAATCAAACGCAATGGAAATGTGCGCATCGCTATCCAAGATGCACAGGGCAACATCCTGCTCGGCGCAGAAAACTCAATAGTGCGCTTCGGTGGCAAGGCGATACAGACTCTGACTGTGAAGGCATAGTCATGACTATCAGACACTACGATGCATCTGTAGGTCGCTTTGTGACTACAGAGCCAAGCAAACCGCGCCGAGTACGCGTATATCTAGAGGATGGCTCATACATCCTCGCCCCTAAATCTGAGGTTCAGCACCTCGTAGGCATCACAGAGTATGGCGACCTGATTGTGCGCACAGATGAGCCCATCTTCAAAGATGGTGAGTATCTAGGTCTGACATCTTGCTGTGGTGCTACAGCCAAAGGATGCGATGGATATGTGGGCTGTCGTATGTGCTATGACGAGTGCGATACAGCACTAGGCGCACCACTACGCGACAGCGATATCTATCTGCGAGTGAGGGCATCATGAGTGCAAATCGCATAGTGATATGTCCTACCTGCGAGCGCGACATACAGGTGCGCTCATCTTTTGCATATATGACCCTGACCTCACACATGAAGGAGCACAGCAATGGCTGAAACGAGCTACGAAGGATGGAAAAACAGAGCCACCTGGAACTGTGCGTTATGGATCAACAACGAGTACCCGATGTACATCAGAGCATGTGAGTTCATGCGTATGTACAAAGGCCCTAACCCATATCGCGAGTTCATCAGATGGCTCGATCTAGAGGAGGCTCGTACTCCTGATGGCTTCAAATGGCTAGGTACACGCCTGAACTACGATGAACTGAATGACATGATGAAGGAGATGCTCACATGACCCTGACAGTACGAGAGGTATATGAGTGGCACATGGAGAACGCACGAGAGTGCATAGGTAGGGCAGATTTGAAAGAACAGGCAGAGATGCATCTTGACTTTGCCAAAGCACTACAGCCCCATCTACCGCCACCACTATGCGGTATGTGTCGCGGATCAGGAACGCAAATCATCAGCGATAGCGAGTCATATGAGGTACTGCCCTGTGACTGTCAAATGCCATGAGTGTTGAGGCAAAAGAGCCTGTCTGTGCATGGTGTGGCAGTCGCGGAGGTTTCGCTAACAGACTCATAATCGGACTAGATACAGAAGGGGAGCTACTCGCAGAGTGTGAGTGGTGTGCAACAACAGAGTATTTTAGGAGGAAGGCAGCAAATGGAAAACAAGACAACTAGGCTGACACGCAGGGGATGGATAGTCCTCGTGCTGATACCTGCAGTAGTCATAGGACTTCTGTTCGCACATGTGACACGAGATGTTTGTTGGGTAGGCACAGAGTATGGAAACGCTCTCGGATATGGCTCATGCATGGAGCAGATAGATCGAGTTATCGAGGAGGGCAGATGAAGTACGAGTTTCTAGTGCAGGTGACAGAGGATGGCGATGTCACATATAGCCACAAGTACACATCGGCTGTAGAGGCAGTCAGAGCCTATGACTCGTTCAGGGACTATGGCACTTGTAAGTATTGGCGTGAGATAGTGCTCGTAGAGCCCACCGGCGCAGGTCATAGCAAAATGTTCGAAGCACCTGAGCTCAGACCATCCTATAAACTTGGGCGAGTCCAAATACCAACCTGAAAGGGGCAAGAGATGGACAGACTGATAAATAGATGCACCTGTGGCTCATGGAAATATGGTGATGCCATCTGCCAAGTATGTAAGGCGTTGGAGGTCAGGGGCGGATAGTTAGCCTCATCGCACGAGTACTTATAGTAGCCCTGTCAGGGGTGGTGCTCGTTTTGCCTAGTTATGCCCACGCGCCCGTGATGACTCCCAAACAAAAGCATCAGTTTGTGATCTCACAGATGTCTGCCAAAGACTATGCAAAGCATCTACTACGCAAAGAGTACAAACAGCATGAGCGTGAGTACAGATGCCTAGCTCAGTTATGGGGCAAAGAGTCTGCCTGGAATCACAGGGCGAAGTCGCCTACTCATGACTACGGCATCCCTCAGAGGCACATGCGCCATAACACAAAGGCACAGATAGCTGACTTCCTGAGCCATCCGCACCCTCAGATACGATGGGGGCTCGGCTATATCGAGCACAGGTACGACACCCCATGTAAGGCGTTAGACTCCTGGCTATCTAGAGCAGACAAAAACGGCAGAGGAGGCTGGTACTGATGAGCACTATCATCCCTATCCATATCGAGCGAGCTCTACCACATCTCGATGATGATGATGTATATGAAGATGATGATGAGGATTAGGACTGAGTGGACAAGAAAATCGTGGCATTAGTAGAGGAGAGGGCAGGTGGGTACTGTGAAGTCTGTGGGCTACCGGCACTCCCATCTATGGCTCTGCATCACAGAAAACTCCGTTCTAGAGGTGGGAAGGACACAGCTAGCAATATCATCCGAGTGCATCACGGCTGTCATAACCTCAAAACGAGCAGCATCCACAACAACCCAGACTATGCGAGTCAGAAGGGTTGGATGGTCGCATCATGGCAAGAGCCATCCCAAGTCCCTTTCTCTCGATCAGATGGCTCTGTTGTCCTATTACAAGATGATGGTAGAGTCAGCGTTCTCATGGAAGGTGAGTAATATATGGAAATTAGAGTCAAGGGCAGAGTCGGTAGCGACCCTGAAATCAAGTTCGTCACAAAGGATCAACTACCGCTTGCAACATTTAGCATCGCCTACACACCTCGATCTCGAAAAGGTGGGGAATGGGTAGATGGCGAGACGATGTGGTTCAAGGTAGCTCTATTCGGCAACAAGGCTGAGGCTGTAGCAGATACCATCAAAAAGGGTGACGAGGTACTCGTACTCGGTAGTGTCAAACAGTCCACATTTCAGGGCCGAGATGGATCAGAAAAGACCGCTTTAGAGATTACAGCTAGCGAGGTTGCGTTAGTGCCGCGACTGCAAAAGGGTGCACCACGAGCCCAAGCAAGTCAGCCTGATGCGTATGACCCAGGATGGTAGATGAGTCGCTACTGACCTCACTAGAGGTCGCCGAGCTATTAGGTATCACGCTCAACAATCTGAGACAGATACAGCATCGGAAACAACTGACCTATGTGTCCAAACTAGGTCGCAAGGTGTACTACAGACGAGAGGATGTAGCGCGCTTTCAGGCTACTCGACAGGAGAAACATGGCAGACCTTGACACATTACAGACCATGCTCAGAGCCCTAGAGCATCAGACTCGTAGCAGAGTCATCAGCGAGATTGAGGCATTTGCAGGGGACTATCACCATCATCTGATGGATGGCAATACAACACGAGAGGTTGTCATCGTAGATCAACTTCTAGACTTTCTCAGGGGGATGGCGCGTGATTAGTGACGATCCGCAGATAGCAGTCATACTACAAACAGTCGCAGACCGGATACGCGCTCGCGGATACGAGCCCCTAGCCTTCAAAATTGAGAACCTACTAGACCTCCATCGTGAGGAGCTAGAGGAGGAGCTCAAGCGCAAACCGCGTAAGTAGTTCTATCATCCTCACATGAGCGTAGTTATCACAGAGGACATATCGGTAGCGGATATAGATGAGGCTATCCGGCACACATACAACATGCTCAAAACAGACGAGTTTGGCAACAGGATGAACTGGCGCAAGAGAGAGATGCTACAGAGCTCTCTAGATGATCTCCTCGATGCTCGACTCAACCTAGTGCAGAAAGGCAATCCTTTCCCTGATGAGTAAACAGATACGCATAGGTCGTAGCCGCATCATCATTGGCGTTGCGCGCTGTTTTGGTTTAGGCTTCCACATAGATAGATACTCACTCAGCATAGATATCGGCCCGTTCTATATCGCGCTAGAGTATTGAGGAGGCAATATGGATACGCTGACCGTACCCATCAGCTCGCTCACACTCGATCCTGCTAATGCTCGCAAACACTCAGAGGTAAATCTCAGGGCTATAGCAAACAGTCTGCAGAGATTTGGTCAGCGCAAGCCGATAGTCGTACAGGGCTCTACAGTCCTAGCAGGTAATGGGACAATAGAGGCTGCCAAGAGCATCGGATGGTCAGAGATAGTGATAGTACGAGTACCGGATGAGTGGGACAACGAGACGGCTAAGGCGTATGCGCTTGCAGATAATCGCTCCGCAGAACTAGCAGAGTGGGATGAGGTAGTCCTAGCCGCACAACTCATGGAGCTACAGGATCAGGGATGGGATATTGCTGATATTGGCTTTGAGGCATCAGTAGCTGAGGTTCGGTCTCTAGAGGATGCATTTGGAGATGTACCTAGTGGCGAGCGCGATGATGCCACTCAGATGACCTTCACTATGACCCTGGTACAGGCAGAGCTCATCAGCCATGCCATCAAAGAGTCCAAACAGGCTCACGATTTCACAGACTCAGACAACAAAAACAGCAACGGCAATGCACTATGGGCGATATGTCAGGAGTGGCTAGATGCCATCAGCCAAAGAGCTCAGGGTTGAGCCGATAGCCTCTCGTGATGCTATGGCATTCGTGCGCAAGCATCACTACTCAGGCAAAGTCGATCCTCGATCTCAGCTACATCTAGGCGTGTTCCTCAAGGGGCGACTAGAGGGCTGTATGCAGTTCGGCCCATCCATAGACAAAAACAAGACAAATCCCCTAGTTAGCGATACTCCCTGGAACGGCTTCATGGAGCTCAACAGACTCGCTTTCTCTGATCTGCTGCCTAAGAACAGCGAGAGCAGAGCCATATCTATAGCCATGCGCCTGATACGCAAACACGCTCCTCATGTGGAGTGGATACTGAGCTATGCAGATGGGACTCAATGTGGGGATGGGACTATCTATCGAGCATCAGGCTTCAAGCTGATAGGCATCAAAGCGAACAACTCTATGTGGCGTATGCCTGATGGTGAGGTCGTAGCCAAGATAGTGTTTGAGCCAGGCTTTAGCCCTAACGCAGGGAAGGGCAGTATCAAGGCGAGATATGGCAAGACCGGCACAGAGACATCTACCTCGTTCCTCAAAAAGATAGGCGCGGAGTGTTTGCCAGGCTTTCAGCTCAGATACATATATCCTCTGCATGACACAGTAATGGATAGGCTCACAGTACCTATCCTCCCCTTCTCTGCGATAGACGAGTATGGAGCTCGTATGTATCGTGGATTACGCCCTGGAAGCATTGACAGCGATGCATCTAGCTCCCTGCTAGACCAAGACGGTGCAACTCCGATCTCAGGGCTCGACACCATCGTGAGTGAGGTGTAGTCCCACCATGCCCACTCACAATGCAGTTCCAGAGCCAGAACAGCTAGACCGAGAGCTCAAAGTCCTCGAACTACGCAGGGCTGGACTGACATGGCAGCGCATAGCTGAACAGGTCGGATATGCAGACCACTCAGGCGCATATCTAGCCTATAAGCGCGCTCTCAAGCGTGTGCTACAACAGCCAGCCGAGGAGCTAAGACAGGCAGAGATAGATCGACTAGACCGGCTACAACTAGCGGCGTGGCCGAAGGCTATGCAGGGTGACAACTCAGCTATAGCGACTGTTCTGAGGATTATGGAGCGTAGAGCAAAACTCCTGGGACTAGATATGCCGGTCAAAATCGCTCAGGATGTGACCGTATGGGATGGAGGCGAGAGCATTGACAGAGCAGTACGAGACCTTGCCGAGCTACTCAGAGAAAACTCTGCAGATAGCGCAGTCGAGAGTCCAATGGCAGGAGATACAGGCGAGATCGAATCAGCTACCACCGATGACACCCTGGCAAGTGTGGATGATCCTGTCGGGGCGAGGGTGGGGCAAGACGAGAACGGGGGCGGAGTGGATAGTGTACGAGGCGATAACACGCCCGAACACGAGATGGGCAGTAGTAGCTAGGACTCACGCTGATGTGAGAGATACCTGCTTCGAGGGCGAGTCAGGTGTGCTATCTGTGCTCAAACGCTATGGTCTGTACAGCGAGCAGCACTACAACAGGTCGCGTACCAAGATCAACTTGCCTAACGGGGCGATGATAAAGGGTTTCTCAGCCGAGGAGCCAGATACTCTGCGTGGCCCACAGCATCATGGTGCATGGTGTGACGAGCTAGCAGCATGGGAGTATGAGGACACCTGGGATCAACTCCAGTTCGGACTCCGACTAGGCGAAACTCCTCGCGTAGTAGTCACCACCACGCCTAGACCTACACAGCTCATACGCGATCTCGTATCTCGATCTACTACCTATGTGACCAGAGGCTCGACCTTTGATAACGCGGCAAACCTCAGCTCTATCGCGCTCGCCGAGCTACAGGCTCGATACAACGAGACCAGACTCGGTAGGCAGGAGCTATACGGGGAAATCCTGGAGGATGTCGAGGGTGCTCTCTGGACTAGAGGCATCATAGAGCGATGCAGAGTCGAGGAACGGCCTCATATGTCACGCATAGTCGTATCCATAGACCCTGCAGTCACCAATACGGCTAGCTCTGATGAGACCGGCATAGTCGTAGCTGGATGCGATACATCCGGTCATGGCTATCTACTAGCTGACCACTCTATGCGAGGCTCACCTTTGGACTGGGCTACTAGGGCTGTAGCTCTATTTGACGAGTACAAGGCTGACTCGATCCTAGTCGAGGTGAATCAGGGGGGCGATATGGTCAGCGCAGTCCTCAAACAGGTCAGACCTGTGCTGCCTATACGAGAGATACGAGCTCATGTGGGTAAGAAACTCAGAGCAGAGCCTGTCGCTGCTATGTATGAGCAGGGGCGTGTCCACCATCTCGGTATCTTCCACAAACTAGAGGATCAGATGACTACATGGACACCGGCAGACCCCACATCCCCTGACAGACTCGATGCGATGGTGCAAGCGTTCTCTGATCTGCTCGGTACATCATCTATCAGCAACTACTTCAACTCACTAGCAAATGTCTGCTCTAGCTGTGGGATGCCGAACCCAAAGTCAATGCACATCTGCATGAAGTGTGGAACTGCTATCATCGTGGCTACGCAAAAGACCGGAGGACTATAGATGGCTGTCAGTTTCAACTTCACCGGCGAGTATGCGATAGACCAGGGTGCAGATTGGTACGCGACCTTCATCTACAAACAGCCAGCCGAGATTACAAACATCTCAGGTAATGGCACTACAGTCACAGTCACGGCTGCCAACGGTTTCACGCCTGGACAGACAGTATCCATAGATGGAGTCATCCCACCTATCTACAACCTACAAAATGTCACCATCGCAACAGCTACAGCGAGCACTTTCACTATCACTAACGGCGCAACAGGTATCTACATCTCAGGAGGACTCGCTACATCGGCGGTCAATCTGACAGGTGCTACAGCCGCGCTACAACTACGATCTCTCCCATCATCTCCTGATGCGGTGCTCTCTCTAGCCACAGGCGGAAACGGCATCACCATCACAGGCGCAGCCGGTCAGGTGGATACTCATGCAACAGCTACACAGACGAGGAACATAGACCCTGGTATGTACTACTACGATCTCGAAATCACATCAGGCGGTATAGTCACTCGACTAGCTCAGGGACAGGCAGAAGTATCTGCGGAGGTGACTCGGTAATGGCTGACGATGTAGTAATCATCAAACCTACGAACGCGATAGTAGAGATCACAGCACCTGGGCCACAGGGAGTAGCCGCAAGTGCTCAGATTTTCTACACACATACACAGAACAGCCCTTCGGCGGTGTGGACTATAAATCACAACCTCGGAGGCAATCCCACCGCAGTCGTACTCGACTCGGCAGGGACACAATGCGAAGGCACTTTCAGTTATCCTACTGTCAATCAGATGGTGATTACCTTCACGGCAGCGTTTAGCGGCGTTG